CTTAGTGTTTTCAAAGGCTTGAGAGATATTTGATAATAAAATATAACAATTATTAAATCCCTTGGAATACATGAAATCTCAATTCAAGTTTGCAGGGAAGGTGGCTATCATGGAGATGAAGAGAAATGGATGAGAGGAAAGCGTATTGGTTTGAACAGCCATATATGCCGCAGATGAAAAATATTGCGGTGGCTCCTGTTATTCTGGAAGATGGAAGACTGTCCTTCTGTGTTCCAGGGGATGATGGTCCTCCGTGGTCCGGGGTGTGGAACCTGACTGGAAAGGTTGTTTTGGACGGGGATGATTATTTTGAGTTCCAGTGTGATGATGAAGTGATGCACAGACGGGGTGGAACATATAAATTTCATGCTTTGGATGTTGATACATTCAGCAGGGAAACGTGTCAGTGGATATCACAGGGAAAAGAGATTGCAGACTGCTGTAAAACAACAGAAGAACTGCATGAATGGTACCTGAAACATTGGACTTATAACAGATAGAATGATTATATTTACGAAGGCATCGGTCACCTGGTTGGCTGGTGCTTTTTTCGTGGGGAAATGGAGGTGGCGGGATGTATCCGGTATCGGATGGGTTTCTGAGAGCTGTGAAGAGCAATACAAGAAAATATTACTGGACGGGTACGATCGTTACCAGAGGCGGAATGACGTATGAGTTCGGGGCGAAGGAGATTGTGAAGGGTTCCGGGTATATTTCCAGGCAGTGCTGTGGAAGCACGGAAATTGAACTGGGGACGGTGTATGCGGCGGAGATGGGGATCACGCTTCTGAGTGACATTGACAGGTATACGCTGGAGGATGCTCAGGTGACGCTGGTGTTTCATCTGGTGCTGGCGGATGATTCGGTGGAAGATGTGCCGATGGGAGTTTTTGAGGTCAGTGAGGCGAACCGTCTGGCAAAGTGCCTGGAACTGAAAGCCTATGATTTTATGCTGCGGTTTGATAAGAGTTTCAACGGGTTTGAGACTGTGGGGACTGCTTATGATTTTATTGCTTTGTGCTGTAAGCGGTGTAAAGTGGAGTTTGCGAATAAGAGGGCGGAGATTGATGCCATGCCGAATGGCGGGGTGACGCTTTCTGTTTATACTGAAAATGATATTGAGATCTGCCGGGACGTGCTGTTTTATGTGGCACAGGTTCTGGGAGGTTTCTTTATTATTAACAGGGAGGGAAAGCTGGAACTGAGAAAGTACGGGAAGGATCCTGTGATGAAGGTGGAGCAGAGACACCGGTTTTCTTCCAGCTTTTCGGATTTTATTACCAGATACACGGCAGTGAGTTCCACCAACAAGCAGACGCAGATTGCAGAGTATTATGCTCTGGATCCGGGGGATGTGCTGACATTTGCGGGAGGACAGGCGGATGAGGGATGGATCACCTGTATTACTTCTATCAGGCAGAAGATCGGGGGAAAGCAGAGCCTGAAATGTGTGGGAAAGAATCCGAGGCTGGCTCAGGCGAAGTCAAGGAATGACAAGAATATTTCGGGACTGCTGAACCAGATTGAAGACAATGCGAAGACTGGGAAGATCGGGATCCATACGTTTACCAATGTTTGTCGCTGTATTATCCCATTGAGAAGATCGTTGCCAATTATACGAATATATTCAATGTGTATCTCTGGATGGAGTATGGAAGCGGTACGGTTGATGTGGGAGACTGCATTGCTGCTGTCAGCGGACAGGCAATGGCGGCTGGGGAAGCCTGGGACGGAAAGCTTGAGGTGGAGGATTATACCACGAGATTTGCCATTGGCGGAGGACTGGATGTGAATGGTTTCCGGGAATCGCTGTCCATGCAGATGAAGGAGACGGTGAACAGAGGATTTGAAGTGTATTTTGCTGAGAGAGCGGGAATCAGCGGTTTCTGCAGGCCTGTAGAAATGGAGGGTGTGTGATGAAGTTAAAAGGTGAAATGGTCATTGAACTGACCGATACGAATACGGGTGCGGTGGAAACCGTGCAGGAGACGAACATGATCACGGAGGCAGTGAATAATATTCTGGGGCTGAATCCCATGGGGATTTATCTGAAAGCCAGCGGGGAGTATGACAATTCTGTTCTGTGGAACGGGACGCTGCTTCCCATCTGCCCGAACATGATCGGAGGGATCCTGCTGTTTCCGGCAGTGCTGGAAGAAAAGGCGGACCATATTTACGAGCAGGGGAAGAACCTGCTTACGGCAGTTCTCAGAAATGGGAGCTGCTTTTTTCATGGGAGGAGGATTCTGGCATGAAGGAATTTTGGAACTTTATTCAGATGGTTTTTATGGCTGTAGGCGGATGGCTGGGCTGGTTTATGGGAGGCTGTGACGGGCTTCTGTATGCCCTGATCGCTTTTGTGGTGATCGATTATCTGACCGGGGTGATGTGTGCTTTTGCGGACCATACGCTTTCCAGTGAGGTGGGATTCCGGGGGATCTGCAGGAAGGTGCTGATTTTTCTGTTGGTGGGAATGGCGAATATTCTGGATGTGGCTGTGATCGGGAATGGATCTGTGCTGAGGACTGCAGTGGTGTTTTTCTATATTTCCAATGAGGGTGTGAGTCTTTTGGAGAATGCAGGGCATCTGGGGCTGCCGATCCCGCAGAAGATGAAGGAGGTGCTGGAACAGCTGCATGACAAAAGTGAGGGAGTCTCCGATGATGCATCAGAGGATGAGGAAGAAGGTGAATGATTATGGGATACAGTAATAGTTCTTTGGTGGCGTATACGTTGCTCAGTCCGAACCATTCCGGACTGAGAACGGAGCAGATTGACAGAATATCGCCGCACTGTGTAGTAGGTCAGTGTACAGCAGAAGGTCTGGGGGACTGGTTTCATAAATCTTCTACCAAGGCTTCTTCGAATTATGGAATTGATAAGAATGGCCGGATCGGATTGTATGTGGAAGAGAAGAATCGCTCCTGGTGTACGTCCAGTAATGCGAATGATCAGAGGGCAGTGACGATTGAATGTGCTTCTGACAAGGAGGAACCGTATGCTATGCATCAGGTGGTTTATGACCGTCTGGTTGATTTGTGTGAGGATATCTGCAGAAGAAATGGAAAGAAAAAACTGCTCTGGTTTGGTGATAAAGACAAGAGCCTCAATTATGAGCCGAAGGATGATGAAATGCTTATCACGGTTCACAGGTGGTTTGCCAATAAGAGCTGTCCGGGCAATTGGCTTTATGCAAGACTTGGAGATTTGGCTGCAAAGGTTACCACTCAGCTTGGTGGCGGTAATGAGGAAGTGATTCCTTCCGGTATGCAGGCAAGAGAGTTTCAGAATCTTACTGAGGCTCAGGTGGTTGCAAAGGTTGGTGCATTGTTTACTGCTGACCAGAAGAAGAGCGGAATCCTTGCGTCAGTGTCTATGGCTCAGTTCATTCTTGAATCCGGTTATGGTAAGAGCGAACTTGCACTTGGGGCCAATAACTGCTTCGGTATGAAGAAATCTCTTTCCGGGAATACATGGGGCGGTTCTACTTGGGATGGTGTGAGCATCTATACCAAGAAAACGCAGGAGCAGAATGCGGATGGAAGCTATGTGACTATTACAGCTGATTTCAGAAGATACAGCTGTGTTGAGGATTCTATTGCAGACCATAGTGCTTATCTGCTTGGAGCCAAGAATGGCAGCAAGCTCAGATATGAGGGATTGAAGGGGTGTACCGATTATAAGAAGGCAGTGCAGATTATTAAGAATGGTGGCTATGCTACGAGTCTTACTTATGTGGAGAAACTTTGTGGCATTATTGAGAAGTGGAATTTGACTAAATGGGATGTAAAGCCTTCGGGCTCTTCTGATGTTGTGGTGAAGTATTACAGGGTAAGGAAGAATTGGAAGGATGCTGCTTCTCAGCTTGGTGCTTATACTGTGCTTGACAATGCTAAGGCGATGGCGGAGAAGCATGAAGGTTATACGGTATATGACTGGAATGCCAATGCTGTGTATGGTGCTGAGGTTGATGTTGAAAGTGATTCTGATATAGAGTTTTCTAATGTGGATTGCCCATTCATGGTAAAGGTTGACATTGATGATCTGAATATCAGGAAGAGTGCTGGAACGAATACTGCGAAGACTGGAAAGTATACCGGGAAGGGTGTATTTACCATCATGGAAGTCAGAGAAGGAAAAGGCTCTGATAAAGGATGGGGAAGATTGAAAAGCGGAGTGGGATGGATTAGTTTGGACTATTGCCAGAGAGTGTAATTGAATAAAATTCGGCAGAATAGGAATGTGCCGAAAGTGATTGAAGCCTGTGGGTGTCTGATTGAAGATACCTACAGGTTTATTTTTTTGTTTTTTTCGGAATAACTCGGAAAATCTCGGCCTGAATCTCCTTTGAACAGTAGGAGGATATGTCCTCACTACTTTATGGAGGTGCTTAATGAATTTAGGAGAAAAGCAATCGCT